GTGCTGGCGACCAGAGGGAGAAATGCGTCAATGTCAACGATCATCGCCATTTGTGACGGATTGGGGATTGAGGAGAGAACCATCCAGTACGACATTTCGCCAAATGATGTGACGTCGCTGGAACACGTTTACTTGGAACGCATCGAGGATTTGAAAATTGCAATCGAACAGAAAGATCGGTGGATACGGCGGATGTTCATAATCTGTCTATCGCTGATTGTATTCATTGCCATCGTGCTGGCCGTGGATTTACTTATCCCGACGGTCGGCTGGTTTCGGGGGTGGTAGTTATAGATTGTATGAAATGCAAAAAGGAGATGCCGGATGGCGCGTCCTATTGCCCGTGGTGCGGAAAGAAACAGGTGCAGGAGCACCGTGGGAAATCGCGCGGAAATGGTCAGGGGTACGCCTATCAGCGCGGGAAAACATGGACTGCGCGATGGACGGTGGCCTGCTATCTTGACGAAAACGAAAAACTGCACCAGAAGGTAAAGACAAAGGGCGGATTCGCCACAAAGCGAGCCGCCCTACAATACGCTGCAAATCCGCCGGGGAAGGAAAAGCAATCACCGACGGTGCGCGAATATTATAAAACCTATTTACGCGGAGACTACAAATCGCTGTCCACCGACCGAATGACGGCCGCAGACAAGGCGTTTGAGCGGTTGAAGGATATAGCCGATTGCGAGATAGACACCCTGACGATTAAGCAATTGCAGGACGTGGTGGACACCAACGCCAGCACATACTATACACGCCGCGACATGAAAACGGTTCTGTCCCATTGCTACAATCTCGCCATTGCCGAGAAGCAGACAACAGTGAATCTCTCAAAATACATCAAACTTCCGAAGCTCGAGGAGAAAACGCCGGAGCCGTTCACGGACGATGAAGTCCTGAAACTATGGAAATCGTACCCACAAGATCATTTTATCGGTTTCATCCTCACGATGATCTATACCGGCATGATGCCGGGAGAGGTTCAAAAGCTCAAAAAGGATATGCTCGACTTCGAAAAGAATGAGATCATCGGCGGCGGCATTAAAACGCAGAAGCGGAAAGATACACCTATGGTGTTCCCGGACTTCCTCGCGCCAGTCCTTAAGGAATTGTGCGAGGAAAGTAATTCCCGCGTCGGGAATGTTTGCTGCATCAACAAAGATAATTTCTATGCGCGATATTATGAATGCCTTGCGCTGGCTGGTGTCCGGCGTCTCACGCCATACGCGTGCAGGCACACAACTGCCACCGCATTAGCGATGAAAAACATTGACCCATTTACAATCAAAGAGGTCATGCGTCACAGCAAAATCACGACAACACAAAAGTACGTTCATCCAAATATGCGAGGCATGGTCGATGCGGTCAACCAAATTCCATCTTCTGATGTTCAATCAGCGCCAGACCCGAAAGTAACTCCGTAAGTAACAAAATCGAAAATGTGTAGTATTTTCAAAGGTTCCAAATACCCTGCTAAGGGAGTAGTCGTCTAAAAAGCGAGCGAGAGTTCGAATCTCTCCTTCCGCGCCAAAGTACCCGAAAATAGCGTGTTTGCGCTGCTTTCGGGTACTTTCTCTATTTATTTGTTCGGAATGGCTCTAAATGGCGAAATATGAAAAATACATCTACGGACAGCCAAAAACTAAAAAATTGCAGTCTATAAGTTACTTGGTAAGTAACACATTTCAGACGTTCCGCACCTTCCGAAGCACTGAATCGTATGCACGGTGGTTGACAAGCGACAGGGTTTCCATAAGCTCATCAATGATCGGCCAGATTTGCGCCGGGTCTTTTCCTGCAATACTTCGCAAAAAATCGCTATCCCCATACTTGTTGATCGTTTCGGATGCGGGCGGCGTAGCGGAGTACCGGCGTTCAACCGGCGGCTCCGCCTTGTGCCCCATGCGGTCTTGAATGGTGTAAAGATTTGCGAGCTTGGCATAGTTCGGATAACTGGATTCTTCATATTCCAGCCGCGCAATTTCCTTGCGGATTTCAAGCGCATCCAGCATGGGAGCGCCCCCTTATGCCCGGTCGATCTGCTCCATGCAGTGACGGATAGCGTCGCGAGTTGCGTCGCTGTCCGCGTCGCGCATCATGTCCTCAAGCTGCTCATGCATTCGCTCGCGGGCGTCGGCACGACTATAACGCCCCAGAGAATCCCGGCGGCGTCCACGGTAGGAGCTTCCGCGATTATACGTCCCTCGGATGTTTGCATCCCAATCGGCGTCCCGGCTATAACCGGATTCGTCGAGCATTTCTATTTTGTCGATGTTTTTGATCGTGTCGGTCAGCTTGTGGACGATCTCGAGATCGCCTGCGCCCAGCTCCGGCTTCCTTGCGATTTCCTCAAGCTCTCCGCAGAGCGTCGCCCGCAAGTCCTCCATAGCTCTCTTACTCATGTTCATGCTCCTTTCACGCCACGCGTTCGACGACCATATTGCTATTCGCGAAATTGATCGCCTGCGTGCTGATATTTTTTGCGGAAACCGTAAGGCAGCAGCCGCGCGGCACCTCTACAAATGCCGAAACAAAAATGTTGAAATAGTTCCCGACTGCAGCAGGCGTGACAACGGCGGTCGCGCTGGTAATCGGTTCACCATTGATCGTCAGCGCGGCAGAGATTGCTTCCACCGTGCCACCGGTCGGAATGGCAATGTTCGCGCCAAAGGCCACGCGGAATCGCGCCTTGCACTGATTCGTGAGACCGCGAAGCGTTACGATGCCCGCTCCGGCGCGATGCACGATACACCCACCTCTCGCGGCGGGCGTTTCCGTCAACGGCACATTCTGGCCAGCCGCTACGGTCACGATGTTGGAATTGGTATATTCGGCCATAAAATCAACCCTCTCTTTGATAGATATAAAATGCGGCGGAGCGATTGCCCCGCCGCTGCTGTGAGTATCGACACGGAGCCGACCATTTTCGTGAGGTCACGAAAAAGCTCAATTTGTGGATTTGTTAGGCGCAGGCACCGCAGACATACTGCGAACCATTACACCCGGCGAACTGATACGGTGCGGGAACCGCAAACGACGGAACCGGACGCGGGTTGTAATAGGCGAACTGGCCGCTCATGTATGCCTTGAGTGCTTCACTCTGCGCAGACTGAGACGCCGCCAGCCGCAACCCCTGATTCTCGTTTTCGAGATCGCGCATCTTGCTCTGCGTCAGGAAGTCAAGAATGGCTCGGCTGTTGCTGTTCTGGTTGTCGATGATGTCCCGCGTGGCGTTCTGGACGGTGTTGCGCGTGTCGCACGCCTGCGAAGCCATGTCGTACCGCACCTGTGCGATTGCTTCCCGGTTCTCGCAGCAGCAGTTCTGAGACTGCATCTGCATCTGGAAAAGCTGCTGCATCAGCGCGGCTTGCTGGTTCGCGCGGGATAGCTCCGCCGTCTGGAATCCGCTGTTGACCGCCTGCGTGACTCCCGCAAATCCGTTCAGGACGCTGGTGTTCATCCCATAGAAGCCGTCGCACAGGCCGTTGTTGACGCCGTCAAGCTTGCGCTCAATGTTGGCGAAATCGGATGCAAGGATGTACCCATCCGTCGCACCGCCGCCATTGTTGTTGCCCCAGCCATTGCCGCCCCAGCCGCAGAAGATCGCGAGGAACAGGATGATAAACCACCATCCGCCATCGCCGCCGAAGCCGCCCCAGCCGTTGCCGCCCATGCCAGTAGGTGCTACCGGCATAGTCATAGTCGTACCATCGGTAAGGCTCATTTTGTCGTACTCCTTGAAGAAAATATATTATCAACCGTGGCCACGGATTGATTATTGCAAAAGACCCTGAAACTGCCGCGCAACGGCCTGAAGCTGGTTTAACTGCTGCTGCGTGAGCTTGCCGGATTGCATCATTTTTTCGACCTCGGTTTTCGGGTCGCCATGAAAGTTTTGCTTGAATTGCTGGAATTGCTGCATCATTCTCTGAAACTGTCCCATCTGGCCGGGCATTTGCGGCGCTCTGCCGCCGCCAAGCGCGTTAAACAGCGGGTTCGGCATTGTGGTGTTCCTCCTTCTTGTTCTCCGCGTCAGCCGCCGCCAGCGCGTTCACACGCGCTTCCATCGCTTCAAACTCCCTTCGGGTTACAAATTCCCCGCTGGCCGGTATGATCGGCTGTGCTGGTGTCCTCGCGCCCGTGCGCTCCGTGTAATCCAGAACCCTCATGGACGGAACGCCGGATGCATCCACGCTCTTGATATAAATGCACGGGTTCTCGCTATCCCACAGTGGAACCGTGTTCCCAGCCGCGACGAGGTAGCTCTTTGCGCCCGCGTCACCCTGTACCCAAATCATGCTCTGGGCAGGCTGCGGCATTTGCGCCATAGGCTGGGGCGGCTGCTGCGGTTGATACTGTTGGCGAAGCTGCATGAGCTGGTCTTGCATCGGCGGCTGATAAAATGGTTGGTAGCTCATCGGCGGTTGGTACTGTCCATACATTCAGATTCGTTCCTTTCCCAAAAATAAAGCGGTGTTTGGCTTCCAGAGTTCCATGTGTCAAACCAATCTCCATCCCTGACGCAGACCACATGGGTTGCAAGCGCAAGAATGTATGTACCAATCGGATGGTCACGCGCGAACTCCGCAACTGTGTATGTGTCCGGGTTGGAGCTTGGTACGCCATGCCGGGCATAGCCAAGCTTGTTCAGGTACGCTCCCCAAACAGCGTTTGCGGAAGGCATATCGCCAACCTCAAACCCATGAAGCGCAAGCGCGACATATACCTCATCCCACGATTTACCGGTCGCCTTGCAAATCGCCCGAACAGGGCAATCTCCAACCTGACGCCGCGCGGGATTTGGATTGTAAAAAGAAAAACCCATACCGGACACCTCTCAACGTGTCCAGTATGGGTTGTTTTTCGGGTTTATGTGCCGCGATTGTGCATCATTTTCGCCCGTTTCGAGTTTAACTATATAGTCGGCTAGATGTCTTTCGCATTCGGTCGAGAATTCCGGGGAGCCGCCGCTGCACGGTGGCTCGCCCGAGATACAACTCCGATGCAACATCAATCTGCGGGCGCTTATCGACGTAATAGAGCTTTGCAATTCGCTCATTTTCCTGCCCGAGGTTTGCTTGGGAAATAACGGTCTCCATTTCTCCACGCATCAGGCCGGATAATTCAGGCGGTAGATTATACCGCGCCTGCGGCGACATCCAATCACCCCTTCTTGGTCATCAAAACCGGAACGTTCCCCTGATTGGAAACGGAAAGACCGAGCGCCCCGGCCACGTCGCGGATTTTCACATAGTTGGTTCCGTTTTTCAGGATACGTTCAACCTCGACGGGTTTTCCGTCAACAATCATCTTGCACTTGCTTACCATTTCAATCCTCTCCTTTACCATCTCACGGAATTTCTTGATACCATCCGGATCGTCCACCCAGTATTTTGGGCAGAGCTTGCCCGTCACATCATAGTGCCGGATGATATGATCGACCGGGATGTTGTACTTCTCGCATAGCATCGCGGCCAGATCGGCCGCATTGTCAATCGTCTTGGCCGTTGCCATTACGCGTCCATCCCGCTTCGCGTCGCACATCTCAATGCCAATAGAGTTGTAGTTCCGGCAGAATGGGTGTGTGTAGTGATACGCGCCGCAGTGGAAGGCTACATAGTCCTCCGGCACGGAGATCGTGATGGAATCATCGTCCACGAAAAAGTGGGCGCTTGCCACAGGATTGAGCGGCTTCTGGAAGTACTTGCCGTTGCTGGTGTCGGAATCCCCGTCGTTGGCCGTGTAGTGCATGACAATCCACTCAACGTCCCCGCCGCGCTTCGTGCCGTAGTTGGCTCGATGGGCCAGCATCGTGTTAATTGGTACCATCGCCGTCACCCACGTGTGCTGCATCGGTCAGACCTTCGGCCAGCAGATAGCCAAGCACGGAAGCGCCCTGCATGATGACGCCCGTGACCATCTGTGCCGTGTTCTCTGCGCCGCCGAATGCCAAAATCAGGCCGGACACAAAACCGGCCACGGCCACCCACAGCTTTCTCGAAGTCAGCTTGCGTTTCCAATCAATTTTCATGGTATGTAACTCCTTTCAATCCTTAAGCACAATTTCCAAAAAACGTGCCTTTTCCTCTGCCGTATATGTTTCCGGCAGGCTCTTAATGTACTTGATTGCGTATTTACTTCTGTTCTCATTCTTTGCCTTCCAGAGGTAAAATATCCCAATCGTCGTCGCAAATCCGATGACTGCCAACGTGACCTCCACGCTCAGCACGCCGAGCACATTCAGGATAATGCAAGCGACGCTTGCCGCCGCGCTGCCAATCAGCAGCTTCTTCGAAGTCTCCATCAGCCCGCCTCATGCCGGCTGGCCTCGCACTGCTCTTCGAGCTTATGGAGCGCTTTCTTCACGTCCCCATTGCCGCCGCGATTGACATACTTCTTACCGGCGATCAGCCGCTCCGACATGGGCATCTCGTCCGACATGATCGTGAGGCGCAAAATGCTTAAATACTGCTCATCCTGCAATCTCGTAATCTTGTCGATCTTCTCGTCGATTGCCTTCAGGTGTGCGCTCTGCTCGTCGCCCTTGCCTTTCTTCTTCTGTATCGCGCTGACGATTGCCTGGACGATGGTCGTCAGCGCAGACGAGCCGAGGATCGCTACAATGATCGTGATAATCCCAGAATCCATATTCTTTCTCCTTATTTCGGTTTTCCAACAACGTACTCGACAATGTAAGTTCCGGATACACGGCAGATTTTAACTCGATCTCCCGCACTGAATGTAACGGAAGTGTTACATTTATAGTGCTTTGCGGTTGCCTCCGTCTGCCCATCAAAGATCAGCGACAGTCCATCGGTATACTTTGCGCCAACGGTCGCCAGCATAAATTCAGGTTGTGGCTTCTGCTCCGTATCGTCTGTATCAAAAAAACTCGTTACTCCGATCATGCAATCACCGCCCTCTTTGCAGTATGCTTCATCATGCTACCTTCCTTCAATTCGATGTACCAGCCTGTTTCCTCATAGATTCCGCCGACATTTGGGTGATCGATCGCTATAATGTCGCCGACGCCATGCCCAGGCTCGTTGAGCGAATGAAATGTAATGGTTCTGGTTCCGAGCAGTGATTGATTCCGTAGGTTGTCTACATACTCTTGAAGCGCGGACTGACTGGCGATGTTATCAACCTTGCTATATTGCGTTATCCGCTGCCCACGTCGGAATATCGAAATCGAGCTTGAAGGACTATTGTTTTCAGCTCGCGCAACCATCGGTTCCTCAAGGTCTGGGTTAGAACAAACAACGACAAATACATTTGGCGCGCTAAATATATCATGCTCTTGGCTAATGTTCGCCCGAATAGGCGACCGAACGCGTATGTCCGTCTTGCTATATTGCCACACGATATTGTCCGCGCTCGGAGCCTTGTGCGGCTCCACACGCGCGGTTCCGTTTGCATCAAACCAGAGTGGGTTATAATTGATCTCCGCAAGAAGCGCATTGCAAATCGTCAGGTAGTCCGTTCCGGCTGCCCAATCCTCACGGTCGGTTTGCAGGACTGCGTCAGAGGGTGTCGCGAGCACCGTGCCAATCCCCGCGGCGGCAAGTAGCTGCTGCACAATGGTGATATAGCTTTGCCCGACCGAGAAATGGATGATTGATTCCGTTTTTACAGTCTTCACCTTCCAGCTCCGGTCGTATGCCTCAATCTGAACCCAGTGTCCGGTTTCGTCAATTACGTCCCGATAGGTCGTTATACGATACACCCCGAGCGGCGTTTCCTTTCCGTTGATCGTTATAGTTGGCTGAAGTTCGTCGGAAAGATAATCAACATTGGGGTTATACAGGAAGGTTCCCCCCATGCTGGATTTGATTGTTCCGTTTTTATCAGAGTACACATTCGGGACGGAAGAAGTGTCCCAGCGGAGGGACGCATAAAGCGCCCCATTCCGCAGAACATTCACGGCATAGAGAACATCACGAATCAATGTCAATCTCCTCCTCATGGTCGATTTGCACGATCATAAACGAATACGATTGCTTGTACTGGTTTACAGTCCCGGACACTTCGTTCAGATACCCAATGCAGCCGCCCAGCGCCACTGTTTTCAAGCAGACCAAATCGCCAACCATTCCCTCAAACTTCGCCGATTCGTTCTGGTCAAAGAAAACAACGTTCCCATCGTAAGTGGTGGTTTTAGCAATTCCGCGTTCTACGATCGGATAAACTGCCCCGGAAAGTTGAATTTCCGAAATAGCACGGCTCAGATTTCGTGCAAACGGCTGGCTGAGAAGTCCGCTATGCTTCAACGTAAGCCATTCCCCGGTTTCTAGGTCATACAAAACGTTGTACTTCGGATGGACTGTGTATTCTTCTTCATTGGAAAGTCCGTAATTGTCGTTTTCAGCGAATCCACCTCTAATACGGTAACGAACAGTCCCTTTTGCGAGACTATCTACAAACAGAAGTTCTTCTGTTTTTGCGATTGCCACGCCGTCCCGCTCCACAATATAGAAATCATATTTCCCGCTTGTGCTCCAAACAAGCGACACTTCGTTGTCGACGTTGGCGTGAAGCTGAATATTCTCGCCCGGAACATTCGTGACCGGCAATGCAGCACTTCCCCAATCAGACCACAATCCATATTCGCTTTGAACTCGCACCCTGACAACGTGCATCCCATCAGAAAGGTATTTAGGCGACCTCCACTGCTTTGTGCTTCCGTATTGCGTGCCACCAATCAGCTCACCGTCAAGCTCGATTTGATACGCCTGCTGCTCGGTTGTTTGCCATGAGATAGACGGTCTTGGCGACAACCTCGTTGCAGTAACGCCGGGGGTCTCAGGCGCGACCACTGCAATGAACTCCGCAGAATCACTCCATGCGCCCGGTTTCCCGTCCGAGTTATACGTCCTAACTCTCCAGAAATTTGTCTTGGCGGTGAATGTCCCCTTTGGCACATCAAAAAATGTATCGCTGCCAGTTACCGTGCCGAGAGCACCCCACGTTGCATGATCGGTAGACCGCTGCAATTCTGCCTTTGTTTGCGCCGTGCCAGTTGAGATAATGTGCGCCCACACGAACCGATTGACAACTGTACTGTCGACAATCATGCCTTTCGGACTAAGTGGAACGGCTGTTGAAAGTTCCTCAATAGTCGAAACCGTGACCCAGTCTGAATCTGCCGTTGCCCCAGTTGTTGTGATCGCCGTAACTTTCCAGTCAATAGAATCGGCGGTGAATGTATTGGCCGGAATCGTTACTTTTTGTTCGCCCCCGGAGATCGCAATAGATTTTGTCGCCGTAGTTCCGGTAACTCGCCAGTAAACCGTTGCACGCGCCTGCTCCATTGTGATCGGGGTTTTCCCAGATCCATTAAACTGATTGATGTCCCATGTAAATACCGCTGGCAGGCGTTTGGGGGTGTATGCACCAGCGCCCGGAGAAAGATTCGTTGCTTTGGGCGGCTGGACGATGGATTCATACCACGGAGAATAACCAGTGCTTCCGGCGTCCGTTTCAACCACATAGCGCCATTCAATGGTGCCAATCGGGAACGTGTTTGCAGGAATTTTTGTTTTCCGATTGGTCGGATATGTGCCTGTGGAAACAACGGTGTTGTATGACGAATTTCCTTTTACGCGCCACTGGAACAGCGTTCGATTCGCCTGCATGGTTGTAAGCGTGTCAGGCATTGACTGCGTCCATTCGAACTCTTGATCTGCCGCTGACGCAAAATAAGGTTTTGAGACACCGCCCACCGTTGGCGCGGACGTTTCAGGTTCGTACTCTATTTCCAGATACGCTTTTGTCGCATATCTTGACGTTGCAACAACGAGATAACCAGCACCGCCATGCACAATGATGCCAGCAGTAATTATCTCTTTAAGCCACGGGAAATAATCTCGCGTCGACCCAAACACATACTTTGGAACTTCCGTTTCCTGCACATATGTGCTCGAGGGCGTAAAGACGCTTCGCGTTGCAGGCCTTTTGTTCCATGTGACAACATTTTCATCAAACGGCTTCTGCAAGCCGCTAATATCCACGGTGTCATAGTGCGTGACCCCCGTTCCATACGGGTCTCTAAATCCGGCAACATACACATAGGCCGTCACCGAATTGATTTTTTTATACTGAATATCCGTGGGAAACGGGAACTGCAGGAGCAGTTGCTTTTTATAGTTTATTTGAACCGTTTGGTCTGAATGGAGATTTTCATCCGGCCGGTCTTGGTCGAGCACCGCAGAGCCACTTGCATAAATGATCTTTTTCGCCATTATTTCACCCCCATTCTATCTGTTCTTCTCTGATTTTGCGCGATGTTTACAACATCGTTAAATTGCTGCACGTTTGACGAATCAATGTTGATGTTGTAATTATTCGTCGTGGAATTGCTCGCCGAGTAAGGCACATACTTCCCGGTTCCAGCCTCAATATAACCACCCGTTCCAGTCCATCCGCCTGCGGATTCACTATAAGACGTGCTCTTGAGCGTGTCTCCATAGACAACCTTCTGATAGGTAGATAACTGGCCCTTCGAAACATTCATACCGAGTGCCGTGCCGATCCGGTTGAAATCCCATGTAAAAATACCGGCTACGACGTTCGCAGCATCAGCAATTAACGCGAGCACTTTTGCGACAGGATCAAGAGCAACCTTCAATGCCGGGAGAAAAGTCACGATCAGATCTGCGAGCGGGTCGAGCAATCCAACCGCAATTTCAAGGATCGATCCGATTGCCTCAATGAGGCCAGAATCGTCAAGGGCCTTTGAGACTTTATCGATAAACTGCATGCCTGCATCCATAACCTTTATGAATGTTGGGGTCAGTTTATCGAGGAAATTGTTTTTCAGTTCTTGGAACTTCTCGCCGAGTTTCGCAGTCGATTCCTGCAGCTTCACCTGATTTTCGCGTGATTTGATTACTTGCTCGTTATTTTTGTAGAAAGAATCCGCCGCATCGGAATATGTACCGGACAGGGTATTCATGATCAAGCTGTTACGATCCGCCTCGCCGGAGCAATTCGCAAGTGATTCATTGAAGTCATCCTCGGAAATACCGGCCCAGTTCAACGCATCCGCCAGAACGCCCGTAACCTGTCCAACCTTTGCCGTCTCGTTTGCGGCCTCAATAAGTCCGTTGATGGGCAGCGAATCACCGAACGTGCCGTTTACGCCAGCGGCGATATTCGTCCACGTTGCGAAATCTTCTTGGTTGCGTGCCAGTTTCGCCATGAGCTGCGCTGTTTCTGTGGCGGTATCCGTGTCGCCGAGGATTTTGTAAAGGCCAGTGTAAGCCGCCTGTGCCGTCTCAGCACTATATCCGGCAGTTTCAAAGGCGGCGTTCAGTTTGCCCTGTGCAACACGATATTCCTCAGTCGCGTCGATAACCTTACTAATTCCAGCGATGACCGCTGTCGTGGCTGCTGCTGCAACAGCAAATCCCTTCGCCGCAGTTTTCGCCGCTTTCCCGACATTATCCTTCCACGACGACACTTTCTTCTTCGCGGAATCCATTCCATCATCCACGCCGGATGAATCGGCTGTGATCTTCACCACAATATCCAGTAAATTCATTCTGCCACCACCAATCCACAGCGCCGCACAATATCAGTTGTAATTTCCTCGCAAGAGCGCGTGTCTTCTTTCTTCGGGCGCAATATTTCATCAAGATCCGACTGCATATACCGTCCGCCCACAAGTTTTGCAGTGTTCTCTGTTAAAACTCTGGCACAGCGCGACATATAATCATCAAACAACCACTTTTCCCTCCGCTGCCGAATCAAAACGGGCAGGAGTCGAATGAGTGCGGGCGCTGAAATTTTCGGCGCATCCAGAAGGGAGAGTGTTACTCTTTCCCCTCCGATACGCACGATGAGAAAAAATCAATGAGTTCCTTGTCCTGCGCGATTTCCCTGATTTGCCGCAGCGTCTCCACGATCTTCTGCTCCCGGATGTCATCGACATTTTTTTCATTCAAAACTGCAAGGATGCCGAACACGTCTTCTCTGTGAGTTTTCAGAAACATCGGCACCCACTGGCTGACGCGATTTGCCGCCATTGCATATTTCTCTGCAACGGTTTTCGCTTCCTTTGTGTTGAGTTTCAGGGATGTGATGACATCCTCGTCGCTCGTGATATTGAGCAGGAAAACGGAAATCTCGCACAGCACATCCGCCGCGCGATCCGTACTCAGTTCAGAAAGTTTCATGTTTCCTCCTTATGCGTCCGCCTCGCCAGCTTTGATGTAGATTTCATACGGAACTTTGGTCTGCTCCGCCATTGCGAAGTGTGCCGTGTACTCAAACGCAAACTGGCCCTTTGCCTTGTCGCTGGTTTTCATCTGGAATCCGCCGGTAGAGAGTGCGTTCATCATGTGGATTGCGATGAAGCCGCCCTTCTGCTCTCCGTTTTTGTCAGAATAGTCACCGACGATCCAAAGATCATCGAAATCAGAATCGGCCAAATCAAGGCGCGGAACGATCTTCGTAGAATCCTGTGCGTCAATGTCCGCCGTAGCAATCAGAGACTTCGCAACGGCGGTGGACATGGTGACAAACGTGCCGCTGGCCTTCGCCTCAATGGATTCCTGGCGCTTCAGTTCCTTCATATTCTTGGGGCAGTTGTCAACGTCATCACCATAATCGGAAAACGTCGGCGTAGCGGTGAACGTGACACCTCCGGTTGTCGCGCCGAGCTGGTCAGCGGCTTTGAACGTGCCAGAAGCCGGGGTGAAATCTTTCAGAATGATGCCCGCATTGATCTGAAGCTGTTTGAACGTATCGGCGGGGATCTTCGTAAACTTTGCCATATAAAATCAGTCCTTTCAGTTGGGTGTGATAAATTCGGCGGTGATATTGAGATACCGCCGTTTTACGTTTGGTTCAGAATCGTCTTTAATCGCCTGGCACCACGGAGTGCCGCGTTTCAGCCAAATCGCGCCCTCGTCGCAAGAAACAAAAACGCCTCCCATTCCAATAGCGTCCGCAATCTCCTGTGCCTTTGCATTTGGGGTAGCTTCGCTCTCGGTGTAATACCAGAGGTTTACCGTGATTGATGCTTCTCCGCTGTCCCACGCTCCGAGAATAAGATCATAGGTCAACCACGGAAAAACGGCGTCCCCCGGCACGGAGGACGCCGGATAGGCGGGGAGAAACTGGCCGAACCATGCGTGTAATGCTTTATCTTTCGTCATGCCGGTAACTCTTTCCTTTCCGCCGTAAAATATTTTAGAGTGAAACTTGCGGAACGCGGCGCTTGCTTTTCTTCCGGGTTTGACGTTACTCTGTACGTCGTACCGGTTTCTGTGTCCCGGAAATAGTCGCCGTACTCAATCGGCACAGCCTTGTCAACGAGCGCCGAGTAGACGCTTGTAACGCCCTCTTTCTCTGCACGACGGGCCTGCATGGACGTGTCCAGCGCTTGATAGTTCGAAAACGCCGCGCCCTCCGTCCATGTGGTAACATATCCACCAGCACCGTCCGGCTCCCTGTGTTTCTCCATGAGCACGCAAGGGCGGGCGAAGTCATTCAAAAGGCTCATAATTTCCTCCACTGATTCAATCTGCTGCGGAACGCGCTCTGCCACGTCACTGCGCCGCCAGTTTTCTCATCCGTCGCCCGTGAGTAAGAATACCCGCCGAACGATTCCGAGCTATACGGTGACGCTGCTGTGTCGCCGTTCTTGCCCTGCCATGCCTCGATTTCTGCGTCAAGGGCCAATACGGACGGCGGTATTGCAAGTGCCCACACAGCGCCGTCAAACGCCTCGTCCGTTAACCCATAGGCTGGGTATTGATGCACACCGTCGTTGAACGTCGAGCCAAGAATCCTAAAATACTGTCCTTCCCGAAGAAAAGGAAGCGCAATACTGCCATTTTCTACGGTGAAGGTTCCGGCATACCGTTCACGGTCAAACCAATTCCTCAAATGTCCGCATAATTCTGTCAGCATTGCGCCCCTCCTAAATTACTTTACGGTAACGGTTGCGTTGCCGGATTTCAGCGCGTGGAAGTTGCCATCGCACTCAACAACAGTGACCTTGTGGCCGCTCGTGATGGTGAGATCAGACTTGCCATCCCAGTCATTCCAGCTCTGCACGTTCTCTCCGTATACAACGATGGGAGCCGTGGTTTCCGCCGACTTATACTTGTACTTGTTGCCCTTTGCGGCCTTCGCCGGGGAGACCGTCAGCTTCGTGTCGCCGGTAGCGGTGCCAGCTTCGGACGTCACAGTCAGCGCGCCAAGTGTACCGTTGTCGATCGAGCCGACAACAACACCATCAAGGCGCTCTGCAAACAGCACCATACCATTGACGACCGTGTCAGATGCGGTCATGTTGGTGTAGTCCGGCTGCTCATGAATACCGATATAGCCGGTCGCGTCGGAAGTAAACGCAAACGCTTCGTTGAGGTCGGCACCATTGACCGGGATGTAGTAGAGGACGATGTTGTCCTTCGCGGTGGCGTAAATCTTGCCCTTCGGAACACTGGAATTGAGGATCACAGTACCGAGGCCGAGGAAGTTCTCGACGTAGGTCATGCCGAACGCGGTCTGAAGCGTGATGTTCGCGCTCGCCAGATAGTCTGCGACATCCAGCGGATTGAGGAAGTAGACCGCGCCGATCTCGTCGTCCTCAAAGAGCACCTGAAGGTTGCCCCACGCCTGCGCAAGCACGCTCTGGAAGTCCTTACCGGACACAGCGCCGGAGCCGGTCGCGAGGAAATCGAAAAAGCTCTTACGGATGCTGCGCTGCACATCGCGGAGCATTTCGGTAGTAGTCATTTCGACCGCCTGATCGTAACCGCGATCGGTGATTGCCTCGGCGGACGTGGCCTTGCGCCACTTTTTGAGGGTGATCTCAGCATAGTTCACAGGCTCGACTTTGTAATGAGACAGCGGGATGGTCTCGCCCTCACCGACATCGCCGCTCTGCAAAGTACCGCTGGCCTTGTAGGCTTTGAGCACGGTACCAGCCTGCTTCGGAATCTTTCTGGTCACGCCGAGCGCCTCGACGAGCTTCTTGATGGAATAGCCGAACTGATCGACAAACTCCATTTCGCGCTCACGCGCAAGATCATTTTTCTTGATAAGGTTAGTTTCAGCCATATACAGTCTCCTTTACTGTTCGTTTTGCAGGAGCTTGAGACGTGCCTCTCTGCGGGCCTCTCTGTCCGGCAGCGCCGCGATTTCCGCTCTGGTCATCGTCTCGCCTCCAACGTTATTGGGCGGGTTCTTTGTGTCCGCGCCTTTTTGATCAGTTTTTACAATAAAATCGGCCCATTCTTTCTCGATGGACGATTTCAGCGTATCAGCGCCTTTAATTTTTCCGTCTTCCAGTTCGACCGTGTCCAGGTCAGTAACGCGCATAACCGCGTCGAGACGTTTGTCGCTGATACCGGCAGCCTTCAAAAGTTCACGATACGCGGATTCCTTCGCGCTTCTAGTTTCCTTTTTCGTCTGCTCTGCCTTGTACTCGTCAAATTCCCTTTTGACTTTGTCGTGCTTATCCTTCCAACCATCGTCACCTTTGGCTTTCAGGTCTTCCAGCTCCTTCTGCACGCCGGGGAGCTTTTCGGCGTCCGCCTTGTACTTCGACAGCTCGCCTTTCAGGCCATCGACTGTGTCGGAGTGTGCCTCAATGATGGTGTCCATCTGTTCCTCCGTCAGCCCCATGCCTTTAAGGAGTTTTCGGGTAAGTGCCATTGTTCAGTCTCCTTTTCTTCGGTGCCGGTTCCTCGGCACGACTGTTGTATAAAACCGCAGTGCTTCGCGGTGTTTACCGGTTGCTCCTATAATTTTAAGGCAAAAAAAGTCCGCAACGCCCACAATAGTGGGTGTGCGGAAACTTTTTCTGCTATTACGCATTTTCAAGCGCATTTTTAATGATTTCCCTATACTCATCCGCGTGGTCATTCAGTGCAGGCTTCAGAAACGGTTGTGCTTTATTGCCGCGCGTATAATGCCAATTTCCTTTTGCATCCTGATACACCCACGGTGTTTGCCTGCCTCCATCATAATAGATGCCCGTTCCAAGTTCAACGTAAGCGCCATATTCAAGCGGTGTTCCGACGTGAACAGCCTTTTCAGATGGGTACACCTGATGCGTTATGCTGTTGCGGAGCGCACCAGTATCAACTGGGCAGAGCATCGCGGCGTATGATTCGCACTGAATCCCGCATGTTTCAAGTGCGCGGAGCAGAGCTTCTGAAATTTCCTGTCGAACTTCTTCGCTATGATCATCGATTTCGATTTGCAGACTGTCCGCTTCCATTTTTCTTCATCCGCTCCCATTCCTTGTATGTGATATTATCCACGACGACATTTTGACCATTTTCGTCCCGGATGCGACGTTTTGCGCGGAACTCTACGCCGTTCACAAGCTGGATCATACGGCAACGGCAATTATAAACCTCTGCAGGCTTTCCACGCGGGTCACCGGGGAAGCGACAACCATTTGAAAAAACATCATCATAGTCAACCGTCTCTCCGTCGAGATGCGCATGCGAACGGCGCGTTCTTCCGTCAAGCGTGGCGACCCACTGCTTCTTTATTTCGATCCCCATTTTGTGTGCGGCCTCGCACGCATCCTGACGCCCAGCATTCTGCGCACCAGTTACAGCTGTTCTTGCCGTTCTGATCGCAGCTTCTCTATCCATTGTATAGATTCTGGATTGGAGATCGTCCGCGATCCCGCCGATGCTCTTCCCTTGCAGGATGGAACTTGTCACGCTGGCCGTGATCTGCCTGCGCCCATACGCAAGATCAATGCCGCGCTTTACGGCCCGTTTTGGTGGGTAGTATGGCATAAGTTCTGGATTCTCGATAAGGAGCCGACGCACCGTGGCTTCATTCCACAAGGTAAAATCCACGTCCGCGCCTGTCTGCTCGATCTGATACGCCGAATAATTCCGATTTAGAGAATAGATGCCAGGTGTCGCATCGTTGACATACGCAACGGCGATCTCATGTGCTTTCGTGATTCTCTCTGCACATTTATCGCGAAGCGCCGAAAATCGTTTTCCGCGCCCTATTTGCGCCAGCCTCCATTGTGTGTATTCCTGCTGCGTAACCTCTCCAGCCTCAACACGTTTTTTCTCTGCTTCGTCCCGCAGACGGAATTGTTCGAAATATTCCTTGATGGTTTTATCAAGCTCGCGCTGTGCGGCACGGTAAGCAGATGAAATTTTTTTTTCGAGCTTCTGAAGCTCTTTATCCGTCATTTTATGCCCGTAGTCCACCGCACACCTCCGTTATTACACTTCCGTAAAGTACAATCCCACCAGCTCATGGGGCAAAAACTGCAGCGTCACCTTGCCGCCCGGCTGCTCGCCCGTCCGTTCGCAGCGGTAGAGCTTGCCGTCCTCCGGATCGGTGTAATACAGGCCGTAGGTGTACTCCATGCCCTTCGCGGCGGGGATGGGGTCGTCCTGTGTGCCCGCGTGGGTCTCGTCGATGACGGTAAACAGCGCCGGGACTTTGTCCGGCTCCCAGCCCTCCTGTGTCGTGTGGGCCTGTGTCACGCGATAGAGCCTGTCTGCATAGACCAGCCGGTCGTTGACCTCCACGGCCATTCCTGCCGCCCAGCGGTCATACAGCTCCATCGCCTTTAAGGCGTCTGCATCCGTCAGACTGGCTGAAGCCTTGACGATATAGGGCCGTAGTGCTCTTGCCCTTTCTGTATAGCTCATCATTCCGCCTCCCCAAATATGATTCCTAGTGCCGTCTCAGCGTCTTGCAAACGTTCTTCTGTAGTCATCTCCGGCGTTTCAATCGGCGTTTCCGTCTCCGTGTAGGTATATGGTGCGTCCTCAACATCGATAGCCTCTGTATATTCCACGCCAGTCTCATTCTGTCGAATCATCATTCCTGCATCAGAATAGGTACGGTATAGCTTTACACCATCCTTACGCTGTGCATAAAATTCTCTTTGAATCATTTTTACACCCCCACGATATAGCTTGCATAGGTTGACCAGTTTGTAGCTGCTTTCCATGTATCCACAAGTGCCGCTGGAACACGGATTTGACAGTCTGCGGCGATTTCTTGGAAAGCAGTGGTGCTTGAAAGGGCCGGTACTGACGTGTGATTGCTGAAATCATAAAAAGCAATACCGCCACAATAGTAGAACGCATAAGTTTTAATGCTTGTTACCCCATTTGGAATTGTAATCGACGCAAGGGATTCGCAATTAGCGAACGCGGAACTTTTAATGGTTGTGACTCCATTTGGAATTGTAATCGATGCAAGGGAGACGCAATCATCGAACGCATAATTTCCAATGTCTGTTACTCCATCAGGAATTGTAATCGATTCAAGGGAATAGCAATAGTAGAACGTCTGACGTCCGATACTTGTTACTCCATCAGGAATTGTAATCGACGCAAGAGACCTACAATTGTAAAACGCAGAACCTCCAATGCTTGTTACCCCATTTGGAATTGTAATCGATGCAAGGGAGCTGCACTCGCTGAACGCACTATCTCCGATACTTGTTACACCATCAGGAATTGTAATTGATGCAAGGGGACAGCAATAGTAGAACGCAGAAATTTCAATGCTTGTTACACCGCTTGGAATTGTAATCGATGCAAGGGAACGGCAATTGCGAAACGCCTGATTGCCAATACCTGTTATACCGTTTCCAAGTTCGATTTTCTGTACACTGTTTTGGTAAACGGAATTACGAGTGTCGGAACCAGATGAATACCGAAGAATTGAACTATACGATTCATCTTCAGAGTCGCTATTCAAGCCCATCGTTCCATCAACCGTCAGCTTGATCACATACTCGCCCGGAGTAGCATAAGCATGATTCGGTGTCCATTTTACAGACGTTATGCTTGTTCCTGTCAGCGTATCTGGCGTGGTTCCATCACCCCAGTCCACTGTAACAGTGCCATTCGGACAAACACCAAGCATCGGAGATGTGCGCCCTTCTTCCAGCCGGATGTAGATTCTTGTCTTACCATCATCCGTGATATACATTGCACCGACATTCATCTTGCGATTTGTGGTCTTGAGGTTAGCAAGAGACCAGTTCCAGCCCTGACAGGTAAGCCCTTCATGCGATGGATAATCTGGTAGTGCGGTCTTTGTTGCCAGTTCTGCCAGCGTCCAAGACGTGACGATCGTGCCGTCATAGTCGTAAAATGTAATATCGCCGGGTGCTCCGGGTGTGGTGCCGCCGCCAGTCTGAATGGCCTGAATGGCTGTCACAAATCCGTCCGGGTAGACCAGTGGGTCAGATGTGCCGCCTTTCTCCCGGATAGCTGACGCAACCTTTGTCAGGTCGGTTGTGTTTGTCAAAAGCTCTGCCATCAGAAGCTACCTCCATTCGCGTTTGCGATCTTTGCAGCCGCCCATGCACCGGACACAACACGCAGGAATTTTCCATTGTCAGCGGTGGTGACCGCGGGCAGCTCCTTCGCGCTCCATGCGACCTTGTTGTTCTGGACGTCAGACACCGCCTGATCGATCTCTGCGCCAGTGTGCGCACTGTTGTACTGGTCTGCCATAAAATCACTCCTTCATGCAGAGAAATTCCTTGCCGTCTGCCGTCAACATGGTCTTGGTCGTGCCGGACGGCACAAAACCATAGTTGTCATTCCAACTTCCATCCGCGCCCTGTGCGTAGAGGGAGATTCGATATTCTCCATCACCACTCAGGAGAAAATCGTCGTAGACCTCAAAGGTTCGCTCCGTCCCCGCCGGGGTCTGGGAAAAGGACGCAATGAGAGCCCCTTTCCCTCGCCCCCAGTCCTCGCCGGTTTTCGTCGCGCGGCACTCGAAAGCCTGATACGCGATGTCCGATGAGAACTTGACGGTGATGGAATCGTACCCGGAGACTGCCGAAATCTTATTCCCCGTGATGGTGAACGTCAGTCCCGGCGCGGCCATTATGCCACGCTCCAAGTCCCGGCGGCGTTTTTCACAAAGACCTTGATGATCTTCGTGCCGTCGCCGGAGGATGCCGTCGCAAGGTCGGCGCCCTTGATGGTGATATCAATCGCCGTGGCCTTCTTGTAGCCGCCAGCCGTGCCGCTGGTGTTGCTGGAACCGCCAGTGGTGGGAATCTGCGTACCGGCGTCGTGGAGGCTGCTGGTGCTCGGAACAACACGCACCGTGTATTCCTCGAAGTCCACGTCGCAGGTGAAGGAGAACGCGCAGGTGTCGAAGCCGGAGACTTTGGAGATCCTGGTCTTGTCGGGGCCAGTGATCGTTATCACCGGAACTGCCGTGTTGACCGTGATAGACGCTGTGACCGCAGCCGTTTCGTTTCCGACGTCATCCCGCACCTTGATATGCACGGTTTTCAGGCCATCGCCTTCCGTCAGGACGATAGACTTGCTGGCCGCGAAGGTTTCCCACGATGCGTCCTCTTCCGTTGCTGCCGCCTTGATGCCCCAGAGCTTCATCTGGTAGCCGGTCTTGGTTTCATCCGTCAACGTGATCGTTGCGGTGACGGTGTTGCTGGTTGCATACGTCGCACCGCTGTTGAGCTTTAAGGCAAGCCCAGCCGGTGCCAGCGTATCAAGAATTAGATTGAAAAAACTTGCCATAGGTTATGCCCCTTTCTTTTCGTTCAGTTCGATGTATAAATATCCGCCCTGGCGGGTATAGATGGGTTCTTCGCCGATGCAGGCATTCTTGATGCCCATCTCACCGACAAACAACTCCTTGAGCTGCTCTTCTCCGACTGTGATCATTCCGTCACCCCCGAATCAGATACAGTGTCTTTACGTCCTTGACAGCCAGCGCGTCATATTCCGCCCGGTCTAGGACGATAATGGTGTTGATCTGCGCAGATGAGACGTTGCCGCCGCCTGATACCGGAACCGTTTTAGCCTGTTCGACTTTTAACCTTACCGGTTCACCTTTCACTTTCAGTCGGATCATTGGTACCCCTCCGTTTTCAGGAGGTCTTCCACGTCAACCTCAAGTTTTTCTGAATAGTCCGGTGTGCCATTTTCCCTTGTAAATGCGAATTGTACCATGCACGGCGGAGATTTCAGGCCATTCACAATTTTCTTTGGTGTCAGCTGCATTGCATCCTCAAACGGAATGCGGACAACCATCGTTTTTTCGTCCACAATTTCAGGGGTGTACTGAAAAAACTTATTTGCCTGACGGACGTAGAACTCTGGTTTCGAAATCGTTGTGAGATCGACACCATCGACAGTCACGGCCAAATCATTCCTGATCTTGGATTTCATCGTTGCCACCTCCGTCATCAAAGTCTTCTCTGGAAATATCCGCGTTTTCTCTTCGCTGCATGATCTTCTCAACTTCGTCCGGCGTCAACCACGGCAGCTTTTTCAGAATGGTTTCATCATCCAGATATGCCGCCGCCATGAGAACCATCTGTGTTTCCTCGAGCTGGTTAACGATCTTCGACCGGACGAAGGACGGATCATCATCAATTCCGACAATCTCAAAAAGAAGGTGCAGGAAGTCCCGCACACAATATTCAAACTGATCAACCTTGTTGTCCATCGGCTGATATGCCGCGCGAATCTCCGTCGCTGTTTTTTGCCCGCCCTGAAGTGATTTCACATCGAGCATTTGCGAATCGCGGTACAGATCGTCATTCAGGCGATTCAGAAGTGATTCTCGCGCGTCGACCGGAACTGTCAGCGTGTGGGCGTCAACCTTTGCCCCCTCGTCATCGACAATCGCAACGCCGAGCTTGCGCATGGAATCCTTAAACTTCGCCATATCGATTTCATCCATGCCGCCAGCATTGGAGATCGTCCAATAAATAATAGACGCTTCATCCACGGTGTTTGCAAATCCGGAAGAAATGAGATCATAACAGTCAATTTTCTCCCGCATGCCGACAAGCTCAGACTGCTTCGCGCGGTTTGCATACATTGGAATGACAGGGAAGCCGGGATAATTTCGGTATTCCATAATCTCCGTCCCATCGGCCACCGAGGACGCCACAACCGCCACATAGCCACGCTTCGGATTGAGCACTTCCATCTGCTTCCCCTTCCGTCGGATGTACTGCGTGAATCCATCGACTTCAAAAAGCGTCGCCCGGAGCGGTTTATCACTGGACACCTGCCACCATCGGATTCCCGCGCGTAAAGCGCCAGTTTCCTCGTCGAGCAGCGGCACAAACTCGAGCGCTGTAAACGTTTCAAGGTGGTCGAGATTCCAAAAGCCATAGGCCACGCCAGCAACAATCGAATCGTGCCCGATGTCCTGAAGTCGATTGTCGAACGTTGGCCCGAGCTGTTCCTTGTGACTTGCATCTTTCAGGGTTACGCCGTTACCGAGCAAATATTGCGTCTCCTGCGTGACAAACGCCGAAAAGAAATTGCTGCGGAGCTTATAGTTTGCGGAATAATTGTCCGGTATCGCCTGCCCGGACAGCGTATAAAGCAGCTTCTGATAGTTCATGATTGTCACGTTTCTGTGCTCATCATATTCCCGAGCTGTCAGTGCCGTCTTATACAAGTCCGTTGCTTTGTACGAATCAATCGCGGATATCACAAAATCCATCCGCGCCTGTTCGCCCTTTTCGGCGATCTCTAAAAAATCCTGATATGTTTTCATTTCTCACCTCATAACGCCAAATCTGGAATCCATTCATGCGGCTTAAACGCCCGCCGCAGAACCGTCATGGCAAAATAGCGTGTTTCGTCCATCGCGTGGTCGTTCTCTTTGATGGGTTTGTCGTTGTCCTGCTTCTCGTCCCAGCGGTATAGACCGAACTCTCGGATTGTAGCGGCGCACCGACGATGGATTTTGATTTTCCCGTCGAGCAGATAATCAGCCACACAGCGGATTCCATTTGCAACATCGTTGTTCGCTTGCCGCACCTTGAACCCGCTGCGCCGCCGAAGCGCCGCGATAAACGATGCCGCAGACGGGTCAACAATCACCGCAGAAATGACGCGTGCGCCCGCCAGCGCCTCCACCATATCACAATATTCCTCGTCCGTTTTCTGCTTTTTCAGCTCGCGCCCGTTGTAATAGACCTCATTCACACGGACGGCACGACCATTCCCAACACGCCACAGGCCAGCCGAGAAGGGATTCATGGTGCCGTAGTCGATGGAGATGTACCACTCGCCGCTGTCCGGTTCCTCGTCCGTGATACACTGCTCTCCGAACATGGGATAGATCAAACCCTCCGCAATGCAACGCTCACCGAGGATGTCCCGGCGATACCAAATACTGCCCGCGTCATACTGCGCTTCGATCTCCGCCAACCGCTGCGGCGTGATCGTCGCATTGTCCCGGATGGTGAAATGCTGGTAGTTGTACCGCACGCCCATGCTCTCCGGGAATTTGTCGATGTAGTGCTCATATATCCAGTGGCCGGGTGCCGATGGGTTCAAATCCCAAAACACCCGCCGAACCCGCGCCGCGAGCTGACGGTTGAATGCTTCCTTGATTGTATCCTCATGGTGAAGGTTGATCTCGGTTGCAATCCACATCCCATAGGAGTTGCCGCGAATCTTCTTGAAGCTGTCCGCTTTCGCACCGCCCGCGAATATCACGACGTAATCCCGCTTATGTGAGCGGATAACCAGTGCTTCATTTCCCTTATACTTCGTCCACCGGCAGCGGCCACGGAAAAGATACTCCAATCCGTAGCCGTTCGCGTCCCCGATATTCAGTTTCGCGTTTGCCGCTGTGGAGCCTGTCGCAAGATGGATGCGGTCAGGTGTCCCTTTCTCGATCAAATAGGCAAATGCCGCAATGTTGTCGATGGTCTTACCGGCACGGACAGCGCCCTCCGCTACGGAGATCGTCGCCCGCGTCGCCGCCGCGATATACGCCTTATGCTTCTCGCCGAACTTCGGTTGAAGGGTCTGCGTAATCATTCCATACCAGCTTCCGCCAAATACGCGGAAGTATCCTCCATGTCAACCGATTCCTCCGGGTTGTCCTTCTGGCCGAGATACTGCTTCCCGAGCCAGATTGCCATGTTTGCATTTTTTTCCGCCAGTCTCCACTGGCTTCTTCTGAGCGATATTTTCCCGGCTCCACGCTTTTGTTTGAAAACTTCGTAAAAACCAGCACCATAGGTGCGTTTGCACCATGCCTCAAGCGTTTTATCTGCTACACCGAACCAGCCGCAGATTTCCTCAAGCGTGCATTGCAGGCCGCATAGATTCTCGAACTGCTTTTGATCTATCTCCTTTTTCGGCCTTGCCATATACGCCCTCCTTCCTTCGCTGGCGTTTGATGAATTTCTCCATAGCGATTTGCTTTTTGTCGTGCTTTTTCGCGTTCCCCGGATATGGGGTAAGTTCAGATAATTTCCTGTTTTGTACGTTCATTGTTTCTCCTTCCTCTTCCTTCTCCTTGGAGCTACCCGCCAAACTCCAAATATCCCGCATAAAGCACACCAAATACAAAAAGGAGGTTCCGCAGATTCCGCTGCGTAGCCGGTGAAGGAAGAAACCGTAGGGTGGTCGGCAAGCCCCTACGGTTTCATTATCGCATATATTCTTCTCAAAATGCCCACAATAGTGGGTTAAAGGAAATTTTGCCGCCCCAAAAGGTAGTCCGTTGACACTTCGAAAAAATCCGCGATCTGCGCGAGGGATGAGGCTGTCGGTTCGCGGTCTCCGCGTTCGTACTGGCTTATGACGTTTTTGGACATCCCGCAGCACTCGCTTAGTACCTTTCGTGAGATTCGGCGCCTCTCCCGCAGCCTTTTAAGCCTCACAGGGAATACCGTGTTAATTTGTTGCTGCTCCATCGACTTCCTCCACATCATCATCAAGCGAATCAAGCATTCGTTGTGCTCTTATGTGCAGGCCCTTTGCCTTGATGTAAACCGCGATCCCCAGCGCTGCCCACTCAATCAACACCAAGATATTTAGAATATCGATAATCAAGTTATCTCCCCTCCGATCTTCAAACATTCCTCGCATGGTATCGGCCCATTCTCGTCCGAATCCAGAAACCGTTCATAGAGATCGCACCACCATGCAATGCAGAATTCACAGCTATAGCAGTTCTTCATCTTCCCGTGCTCCCGAACCCGCCGGTTCCTCGCTCGGTGTCTTCCAGAGAACCCACCACTTCCAGCTCCGGAAGCAGACAGGGCAGGATCACAAGCTGAGAGATTTTATCGCCCTTCCTCACTCTGTATGTATTGTCCGAATGGTTGTAGAGTTTGACCATGATACTTCCCGTGTAACCGGCGTCGATCACGCCCTCGCTGGTAATCCCATACTTGACGTTCAGGCCGCTCTTGCTCTTGAGAAAGCCGACCGTGTTTTTGGGAAGCTGGATATGTACCCCGGTGTCAAACAGCTCACTTTCTCCCGGGAAGATGCACACATCGTCGTAAGCCGAATAGAGGTCAAGCCCCGCGTCGAACTCATGCGCCCGTGTCGGCATGATCGACCACGGTTCCAAAACAATTTTCATAGCAGTTTTTCAATTCCTTTCTGATCGCGTAGAGTCTGATTTCCAGCTCTGCAACTTTTTTCTTCATGTCCCTGTATTCCTGACTGTCAACTTCCGAGGTCGTCAGCGGCATCCCGCACTTGTTACACTTGTAATACCGCCGGAAGAGAACCCCGTCCTCCGTCGCGCCGTATCTCGACGAAACGCGGAATTTCCCGCCGCATTTGCACTGGATCATTTGTCCCACCAGTCCTTTATCAGGTCGTTCCGCGCAAAGAACGGCTGGAAGTACCCGCCGCAGACCTTTTGCAGCACATAGTCGATTCTCGCAATCGCTTCATCGGATTCCGGCCTGCACTGCCATGCGACGCCGTACTCGGATTCCAGCTGCGTCAAGGTCTCCATCAGCTTTCTGGCCTTTTCCGGCGTGCGGATAAAGCCGCACTCATAGGCCGCCACCAGAAGAAGATCACACGCTTTCTGCATCCCGGCGTCCACGCCGGCGTCAAAATACTGCTTGTTGCTGCTCCTGATCCGCTTTGCCAGCTTTTCCATGCTGCGCCTCCTTTTCACTCGCAACTTTTACCGCCATAAAAAGCCGCACATATGCTTCTCTCCGCTTGTCCGTATCGATCGGAAGATACGGGGCCATCAGCTTCCATGCCTTCATGTACGTCATCCCTGTCCCTCCGCACACGGTTCCATCTCCGGGCACTCGCCCATAAAGGCGCAGGGAGGGGCCATCAGGCCGCGGAACTCCGGGCAATGATCGAGCACAAGCGTCCGCATCCTCTTGACAATCTCCTGTGTTGCCGGGTCTGCCTTGCGGCACAGGCGCTTGCCGGCGACCGTCAACAGTTCTTCCGCGTTCATGTACCAGATCATATCCACCGGTGCGTCCTGCCGCGCTGCGTTCCTGTCATAGTCGCTCTGACGGTCGTTGCGCTGGCTTTTGATGAACGGGACAGAATGGACGTGCCGCGCAAGATGCGTGCTGACGTAGTACGGCACGTTGTGCAGATAAAACGCGAAGTTCAGCGTCCGGATCGGACTGTGCTTCGCCCGGAGCATCTTGTGCTTCCATTCCATGTCCGGTGCTTTTCCCGAGTGCTTCCCAATCGTGACCAGCGCACAGTTCTTGGCAAACATCCAGTCTTCTTCCCCCGGCCACTTCAACAGTGTGATTTCAGTGTTCATTGTGTCTCCTCCTCGAAAACGGATAAAAACAGAAAACGTTTTGGAACCGTTCGCGTACCATCCTGCATGCCTCTGAATCCGGTACATAGTTGCAGATCGCGAAATATTCCAGATTGTTGAATTGATACGGGATAGGGCAGTCATCCCCGAAGAAATCCTGAATCCGTCCATAGTAATGCGTCGCATTGGACGGCTGGAACCGCCGCATATCGGTCACTTTGTCCACACCGATGTAGGCTCTGTGGTCTTTGAAGAAATAGCTCTGCGCGGCCAGATAGCAGCCGAAGTCGATCACCGTCGCTTCTTTTGGAATGATCATGCTCAATGCGTAATACTTGTCTACGAACCCGAGGAACCCCGGTTCAATCTCGCATCTTTCCTGTTGTAGAACTCTGTACTGCTCATTCGCCGAAATGATTGTTTGCAGTACACTGTTGGCTTCCTTGAAAAACGCTTCATTGTCCAACATTTTCTTCAATCCCCAATCTCTTCATCCAACGTTCTGTTTTCTTCCGGATTTGGTCTAAGTCCATATCCAAATCCAGCACCAGCGCACAGTGGATAACGTCGGTGTATTCTTCAAGCAAGGCGCGTCGGCGTTCTTCTGCCGTATTCGGTGTCGGATTCTTCCCATCCAGCGCCCGCCGCAGCTTCAATGCCGCCTGTGCCAGCTCCGCGCATTCCTCGGCCAACTGTGCCAGCACTTCCGCTTCCCCCAACCGGCCTTTGATCTTCTCAAAGTTCTCGTTCACCTTCATTCCCTCCATCCATCTTTGCCCCGCATAGTCTGCAATAATAGCTGTCGTTGGATTCTGCGTTGCCGCATTCACTACAAGTGAATACACCGTCATCATGGCGAATCCACCGCCCATGTCGCACCGGCGCAACGTCGGCAGCAGCCATATCCGCAAGCACCCGCTTTGCATCGGCAATCGTGGCAAATGTGTCAGTAACTTCCAGTGCTGTCAGCTTCGCAATTGCAATGCTTCTCAGGGTATATTCGTCAGCCATCCTTCTTGTCCTCCTCGATCGGTTTTAGCCATTCACGAATGCGCATCCCGCATGAACAGCAAAGCTCGACGTCTTCCGTGTTTTCGAGATATGAGCCCCTTACGGTTACATACGTTGCCGAACTTGTAGGGTTTATTTCGGCTCCGCATCGGTCGCAGATTCTTTTTACCATCATTTTCACTCCATTTCCTCAAAGTAGAACTTGATCGGCTTTTCGTTTTCAACTACATTCCCGTAAACCACACCAACCTTGTAGATGTAGTTCTCGCGGAGCTTGCGCGGAATCTCCGCAATATAGCGCCGGAAGGTTTCCAGCGAGTTTGCCCTCTTGTAGTGGTTGCACATCCGGCAGGCTGGCATGAGGTTTGAGAGATCATCGCTTCCAGCGTCCGCAGCGTCCCACGCTCGCAGCGGCCGGAAGTGGTCTACCTGCATATCTCGGATGTCGATAGGCCGTCCGCAGTAGGCACAGTGGCCGTCATACTTCGCATAGACCGATTCCCGCGTTTTCTTGCCGAAGCTCATGCCTTGCCCTCCATTTCCGCCAACGCCTTTTCAGCTTCTTCTCGCGTCAGGAATACGGTTTTGCCGATGTCCTCTGGCCCAATAGTGCCGAAACCGTATGTGTTAAGCACCGTCCGCCCATTAAGCGTGCTCACATCTGACACCACAACCTTGTATACCTCCCCGCCACTCGGAAAAGTGCCGTGCGTCCACAACTCATCGCCGCGCTTGCATGGTAGAACCACCACGCGCCCCTCTTTGTCGGCACACATCAGCTCCACCATGCGCAAGGTCGAATAGCCGCCCTCCGAAAGTCCTTTTTCGATTTTCGCGCTCTCTTCGCACGCGATGGGCGATAATCCCGTGTCCTCATACTGTTTCAGCCTCTCCCAGACCTGTTTCTGGCTGCAAGCTGTATCGTATGGGCACTTCACTTCCTTGCACCGCGCAATCTCGCAGAAGTTGCCCTCAAAGGTCAGTCGTTCCATCCTCAGTCCTCCTTCAATTTCATAAAGCATCCCCAGAAGGTATTCATCTTTCGCCCGCTGTGATGTCCGAACAGCGGCTTTTCGCCGATGGACGCCCAGACCTGCGCGGCAGGGATGTCCGCCTCCGACCATTTGAAGACGAGCACGCCGTCCGGTTTCAACACGCGCATGCACTCCCGAAAGCCGTCGTGCAGCATCTGCGGCCAGTTCTCATCCAGCTTGCCATATTTGGCTTTAATCCAGCCATCACCGCAGCTCGTCAGATGGGGCGGGTCGAAGACCACCAGCGAGAATGTTTCGTCCTCGAACGGCAAGTCCGTGAAGTCGCACACGACGTCCGGGTGGACGGCGCAGGTGCGCTTTGCCCGTCCCGTGATGCTCACGAATTCTTCATCGCGCCGGTCGCAGTACACCGCCGCCGGGTGCTGCTTGTCAAACCATATCGACCGCCCGCCGCAGGTCACATCAAGTATCTTTTTCTCCACCTGTTTCCTCCTTCGGAGTCATCGGAATCACCCACGACGGAATGAGCGCCCGATACTGCTCCACCTTCGCTTTCAGCTCGGCAATCTCCTTCTGGTCGCGCTCGATCTGGTCAGCGGCCGCATACACCATTTGTATGCACTCGCCAATGTCACACGGGCACGTTATACATTCGTGCTTTCCGCAAAACCGCAGCGCCTTGACCAGTTCTTCCGGTTTCAAATTCATAGCAAATCCTCCTGCCAAAATTCGTTGAATTTCTTCCCTGTTATAATCGGCCTGCACCATTCACGTTGGAACCTCCGCCACGCGGCGTCCGTTTTTCCTTCTTCATCCCGAAAAAGCATTGCGTATGGTACAAATCCAGCCTGCATGGTCTGTGTCAGCCGAAACTCCGCGTCCTCAAAACTGTCCCCAGCATATCCAACAAGGACATAGCAGCACATGGCGTGACTCTTTGGCCGGAACCCCGCAATGCGGAGTTTCCGCCCCATCTCAATTAGAGGTTCCAGATCATCCTTTGTGTCATACGCCGTGTAAATTCGCTTTGGTTTTACCTCCTGCAACAAATCCGCCTGCCATTGCTGAAGCAATGACGGTTCCAAACCTCCTGTGAAGATCGCAAGATGTTCCTGCCGCTTGAGCATTTCGCATACCGCACGAAAGTGCTGCTCTGACGTTCCGAGAATGTTGTCGTCGAGGATATTCCAGCCATCCACGATCGGCAGCTCCCGAATCACGCCATGTGCGCAGCGCGGAACCGAGCAGAACCAACATTCCTTCGTGCAGCCGCGCGACGTGAAGATATAGCCATCTCGGAGATACATTCCCGGCGTGAAATCACCCATGCGGTCATCAAATGCCGGGCCTCCAACTTCAACCGGAACACCGAGGATTTGCCACGCATAGTAGAGATCTTCTGCACGCGGAATGTCCCATGTGAAGGTTGTAGAGATGTGCACCGCTTCAACTTCAGCCTTGATACAATCTGCGATATTCTCGATTGTCGGTGCACCGAAGAACGCTAGCGTATCCGTAGGCGATGCAGTCGTCTTTCTTGGGAATACCCGCGCAATCCGATTCATTTCAGCAGCCCCATTCTTTTCAATCTCGCTACACTCCGTGACCGCTTTTCCGCGTCCGCAGTATAGGCGTCGCGGCTCCGTTCCACTTCTCTTGCCCGATATTCCGCCTGTTTCGCTTCCTCATATTCCAGATACGGCGCACACTTGGCGTGGTATCCCACTACCCGCCTCGGGCAGCCCCTCTCACACGGCGGCTTCACCATAGCGCCACCTGTGCCGTATACGCTGCGAAGCGTTCTTCCTGTGCCTCGAAATAATGACTGTCAATCTCGCATCCCACAAAATCCAAACCGGCGTCATACGCCGCGATCCGGCTGCTTCCGCTGCCAAGATGGGTGTCGAGGATTTTGTCTCCCGGTTTTGCGTAGCGGCTGAAGATCCATTCGTAAAGCGCGACTGGCTTTTGCGTGGGATGGATACGCTTTTCGTTCTTGCGTTTGTCTCCCTGCATGACCGCACCTTCTACGATACTTTTTCCCTGACACATCCCATTCCACATAAAGCGAAATAGACGAACGCTGTCATGGCAGTTTGTGGCGGCAATCTCACAATCGCTGAATGAACTGGAAGCATTGCATTTGTCCCACACGATCCGCCCGGCGGGGAAGTGATAGTAGAAGTAGTTGCAGCCCCATACGATGTACTTCTTCGCCACTCTGTCCAGCTCTTTGAAATATGGGGCCTGCGGCACATCCCACTTTGGGGAGATTGGATAATCACGATGAACGCCGATGGAGCTTACTTTGTTCCCGTAGTAGCCGCGCCGTTCGGGGCCGGAAAAATACGGAGGATCGACCACAGCCAGATCAAATGCCTTGTCTGGCAGACTGCGCATATATTCAAAGCAATCCACGTTGTAGACGACGTTCATTCTCGCAATTCCTCCACATATCCCCAGCTTTGAAATGGCCGCGTGATCGCCACAGGCTCCATGCCGAACTTCGTCTTTCGCAGCCCTGTGAACTCTCCCAGCTCCTTCGGCTCATCGTAGATCTTCAGGTTGGAAATGTGCCAGCCGTATAGCGTTTGGCCGTTTCCGTAGTCCCAAAGCGCACCATATTCAAGGCACGTCTGAAAGATATAATCGTCGTCGATGTCGTAAATGCCGTATGGTTCGTTTGCAGGAAGGATCGTGTCGATTCGGTCACATGCAAATTCACCGATGACCTTCTGACGCTTGCCCCACATATCGCAGACTGAGTATTTGTCCATTTTGATAAAAACGGGCTTACCGTGATAAATCTCTCCGTAATTCTCATCGCCATCTTTCAGGATGCAGATGAGCCGTTCTTCTGCCTTTGTGCAGTAGATGTAGCACTTGAAAGGCGTTTCCATCTTCGGCCGCGTCTTGCGAACCTCGATGGTCTTTTCTCCGGACGCGATTTTCTCGCACCATTTCGGCCGGATGCTGATTAAAACTGCTTTACTCATCCGAGATCACCACCCTCATGTAATTTTCGTCGTGGAAAAAGCTATGTTTCTCTCGGTAATGCCGCCGATCATCGTTCCGCAGCAGCCAGCCTTTGATCGCATCCACGGTCATCTTCTCAATCGCCGCATGGTTGTCGACGTCCATGCGGGTGTTGTGCCAAAAGGAGATGGACACCGGCTTTTCAAACAGCCGAACCGGAACGCCCTGTTGTCTCAGGCACAGCCGCACAAGCGTCTCAAGGTCTCTGGCGTCCGCTGCCCGGACGTGGTGGTTCTTTCCCGACCAGTAGGCGTTCAGGCCGTAGCGCTTCGTCCATGCGCTTTTGCGGACGGGATAGGGCACAGTGAACTCAATCGTCATGGCGTTCCCTCGGCAGCTTGATCGTTTTCCCGTCGGCCAGATCGTCTGAGCTGATAGGATGCAAGCTGCAATCCGCTTCCGGTGTGCTCCACGCCGCAGAAAAATCCGCATATTGTGCCGTCTGGCAAATCAAGCGTGATCTTCATGTTCTTCTTCCTCCTATTCAAACGGATTTTTTACAATCAGACCTTCCGGTTCTTCCTGCCATAAGTGGCAGTTGTAACGATTCGGTTCTCCGGGCTTCGGCTTTACGCGGCATTTTTTACCGCAGTTGTCACAGTTTTTTTCAGAAATCACGGCAAGGGATTCAATCGCATCCTCGCACAGCAGCTGTTGTTCGTCCGCCGCTTGACGGGCGGCGTCGCGCTCCTTTTTGATCTCATCCAGCACATGGTTTAGCCGGAGGATTTCGCGGGCCTGTTCGTCGGCATGGATTTGAAGCTCATAGAGCTTCGAGGGGTTTTCACAGTGCTTACAGGCGATTGCCCTCGCCAGTTTTTCGAGAAGCATTTTCCGTTCCTTTCCCGCTGCATCTGCGCAGCGTTCCGCGCGGCTAAATAGCCGCAGTTCGTCATTTTCATAACAGCACCGTTTCCGGCAGCACTTGCGCGTTATCTGTAATTTTGACCCTCATCTCATCCGTCAACTGAATTTTCAGCATCGCATCTTTGCCACAGAACGGCGCAAACGCAGATTTATAACAATCGCAGACCAGCCAGTCGCCGTCCATGCGGAATACGCTATTGCCGTCTATGTATTCACACGCCGGATTGCAGGTGGCGAGTTTTGCTATCCGCCCAACGAAGCTTGGCTTCTTCCCCGCGTATTCCGGGTACTCCGCAATCAACGCCGCATATTCGTCCGGAAACAGTTGGGATAGCTGGTGCAAGAAATTCGGCACGGTTTTTTCCTGATAGTCTGTGATCGTGCCGCCCATCAAGCTTCGCGGCCTGTACGCGCATACCCGATTCAGGTTTTCCGGGGTCAGTGTATCGCGTTTCACAACAACCCAGTTGCATCCAAATCCGGGGTCTGAAACATTCAGTCGCCCGTTCTGATCCTCAATCATGATATATGGAGGGCACAAGAAGGCGTCATCTCCGATGCGTCCGATGTATTCATGCGACGGATATTTCAGTTTCCCGTAGCAGTCATCCTTTTTCGCTTGAATCCACAAATCGTGGTATTTATTGCTCCGTTTTGTCCCTCCGTCTACACAACTCCGCTCTCCAATCGGGCATCTCGCGCCAAAAAGTGTTGTTACGTTGAAGCACTTGCCGCCCTTGTATAGCGAGCACTCATCGGCTCTGTCGCAGAAAATGTATTCAGCTCTGAGCCGCGCGTTTCTGCTTCCATCCCCATACAAGGCTGTATTGATTTTCTTCGCGTTCATTCATTCTTCCTCCATCATCCGTGCAATGGCCTGCCGCTCCAAGTCGGTGAGCTTATCGCCGTGCCGCTGCACGTTGTACCCCGGTTTTTTCTCGCCACGCTGCGGCGCTGTGCGCCCCTCCGTGAGCCAATCCCAGACAATCCCGGTATAATTCGCGGACATGGAGCGGTCAATCACGTCCCGGACGGCATCAGCGCCGTACCGTGCGGCCTTGTTGGTCATCTGGGACAGGAGGGATTTCAGGCCGGTTGGCTTATATCCCTCGCGCCGCTCCCGCTTATAGTCCAGCCAGCGAGACGCGATCTCTCGCAGCTCGGGGGGGAGCGCGGCCAAGTCCACTTGGCTCGCGCTATTACCCTGCCCTTGACCTTGTCCTTGTCCTTGACCTTGTCCTTGTCCTTCGCTTTTTTTGCTTTCAACAAAAAGCATTTGCTTTTTTTGCTTTTTATGAGGAACCAAATCAAGCTCCGGCTTATCTCCGGAATCATCCTTTTTCGGGCGTCCGCCCGATTTCCCAGCCTGACTTCTGGCCGTAGAGATCGCTTCCAGCGCGGCAATCTGCTCGTCAATCTCTCGCTGAATCGCTGGCCATACGAACCGTTCATTCCCGCCGAATACTGGCTGCTCTCTGGTCGCACGATATGAGATCATGCCCCTCACCAGCCGCCCTACTTCGGCGTCACTGTACGATGCGAAATAGCTTTCATAACTCAGCCACAGTTTGACGAATTCCTTTTTGTCTGCCATGTCGTCCCCCTATGTCAGAATGGGAGGTCTGGGCCATCCTCCGTCACTTCCGAAAAATCCTGTGGTTGCGGCGCATTATACTCAGGTTTCGCGCCCTCTTTTTTGGAATCGCCGAAATAGACGTGATCGGCAAGGATCTCCGCCGAGCGGCGCTTGTTGCCCTCCTTGTCCTCCCAGTTGCGGATCTGCAACCGGCCTGTGACAATGGCCATCTGGCCTTTTGAGAAGTACTTCTCGGTGAATTCCGCCGTGTATCTCCAAGCGACAATATCGATGAAGTCAGTCTCTCTCGTCTCGCCCTGCGCCGCGAAGTCGCGCTCACAGGCCAGCGTGAAGGAGGCGACCGCAACACCGGTCTGTGTTCTCCGCAGCTCCGGATCGCGCGTGAGCCGTCCCATGATCACGATGTTATTCAGCACGTTTTGTGGACTCCTTTACATCGCAAGCAAGCTTGCAGATTTTTTCGAGGTCATACGATGCCACTCCGGCAATGAGCGCACGCCGAATCAGTTCCAGCTTCGTATCAGATCTCATGAGCTCCCGATAATCTTCAATCGAAATTTCCATGTTTCAAGTTCCTTTCCTGTAAATCAATTTTGTTTCATCCCACTCGGGATACTTGCTTTTTAGATAATGCTCTATCGTGCTCTTAAACGGCCGCCGTAGGTACGACTGATCGTATAGAAAATGGCAGGTATCACACAGCGTTATGATGTTCTCGGCGATTCCAAGCCCGCCGTGTGAGCGCGGTATGTAGTGGCACCAAGGGCTTCCCGGTCTACCGCAAACGATGCAGTAGCCGCCGTCACGCTCCATAACGGCCTCCTTTACAGAGGCGGGGATACTAGTTGCCTTTGTCTGTTTGTGCAGCTCTCTCACCCCATTCCAGATTCATCCGCGCCAGCTCGGCTGGCGTCAGTGTTTCAATCCCAACCTGTTTACAGTCCGCAATGATGAGGTCAAGCATGATCCCCATCTGGTGCTGGTCAAAGGTCGAACTTCCGTAGTAGAGGACGACATTGGTGCATCCGGGCAGCTTCGAGTCCGTGACGTCGCTGCACCACCCGAGGCCATTGTGCTCCCATCCGGAGCGCAGCTTCTTCACTGATCCGTTCGGCACACAGACTGTTTCACTGTTGTTCGGAATGTCCGGGATGTAATGCCGGTACAGGTCACGGACGCCCATGTTGAGCTTGTCCGCCAGCTTATTCATCAAACACCACGCATAGGAGTTTGAATCATTGCTTCGCTTCTGGAAGAACTGCTTCAGGATGGCAACGTATTTCTTGCCGACCTTCATGTTCTCCAGAAACGCCAGCGCCTTCTTCGGCGTGTCGACCTTCAGCCGCAGCCACGTCCCGGCGGCGTCCATCGTCCAATCAGCCTGCTCGAATGTAAGCTCCGTCAATCGGCATTACTCCTTTCCGTAGGCACCACGCCAGATACTTCAGGCGCGGCAGATATTCGCGCTCGATCCATTCCTGGTCATAGGGGATTGGATGATAGCTCAATCTGTCCGGGTCGATCTCCCGGAACCAGTTTTCGTAATCCTCCGCCTCCAAGCGGTATGCCACGATGCGAAGCCGCTTTCCAGTAGCGTACATTTCGACCTGTGCCTGCATCCAGTACGCGCGGGAGACCTTGAACGCGGCGCTTTTGTGGGTCTTGACCTCGGAAATTTCCTCCGCGTCCTCGCCGTCGAGGTTCACCCGGAGCCGGAGACCGTACTTCCGAATCTGTCTGTCCATCCGCTTAATGCCGATGGATTGCAGGATGCGGTGTTCGTATGCCGTGCCCGTCTCCATTTCCAGATTGGTGAAGTGGTCGCGGTTCAGGCCAAGCTTTTGCAGCCAGAACCGGCGAAAGGTCTTTGTTCCCCAGCTCCCCATGATCGTTGCCGTGTCTGACGCGCCAAACCACCCGCTGCGGTCATGGTCGTGAATCATAGCTTTTTGAGCATCTGTTCGAAGGTGTTGACCTGATCGAACATTTTGAGAATGGAATCAAACTGCTTCTTATTCAGCCCAAGTCCCTTACAAATGCCCTCCACGGTGTACCCGTCCTGCATCTTCTGCGTCAAAAGCTGCTCCACGCGCTGCTTGATGGCGAAGATGTTGTGGGTGCTCAGGTCATCCACGCCGCCGTCCGTGTCCTTCTCCGCCGTCCAGAGCTTAAACCCAAGACCGGTGTAAATCGCCACCCCCTTGACAAAGGCACGGGCGTGGGCGTTGGAAATGCGGAGCTGGTTCAGCGTGTCCGCATAGACCACCAGCGCACCGTTGAGCAGCGGATAGTCCATCGTGTACGTCTTATCGTCGATGTGAATATCGACGGACACGAAATAGCACCCGGTGCTCCGCTTGTTTTTGTCCGCCGTTGCGTAGTGGCAGAACACATAGCTCCCGGCCGCATTGGTGCGCGGCGTGAAGTAGACGCTCTCCGCGCCGTTCTCATGCAGCAGCATCTTGCAGTTGCCCCAAGAGAGATAGGGAACTTCGATCTGCTTGCCGTTTTCGTCCTTTGCCTTCCGCTTGTCGCAGTACGGCATCACGTCGAGCTGCACCAGCTCGTTAAATGATTTCAACATATTGTCCTCCTTACTCGATCACGCGCTTATCGAATCCTAACTGCTCCATGATGAAGTCCATCCCGAGGTTTTCCACCAGAAATGCCATAACTTCGTTGGCTGGATCGTATCTGTCCTTGCGCTCCAGGCATTTGAAGCGCCCGCATGTACCTTCCCAGATCTTCTCGCCAGCATAGACCTCATTCCCGAGCCGATCACAATCACGCGGCTCCGCTTGCTGCGGGTCTTTTGAATAATCAATTTCCGGCAACACGTTTGTTCTCCAATCTGTATTTCGCGTATTTGATCGGCTTTCCGTGCTTATTGACCGTGTCGATCATTTCAGTTTCGATTGGGATGCCGCGGCAACGCAGATCATGAATTCTGGCTGATAGTCTTGTGCAGTCGCACTCATAGATAGATTCAAACAATGTGATCGAACCGAACTCCTTCAGGTGCCGCAAGATTTTTGCACACTGAGAAAGTGTCGTGCTCACTTGACATCCCTCCATCCAGCTGTTAAAATGTGACTAAAGACATATTCCCGATGGCTGATCGGTTTGTCTTCCTCTGGCTGTTCGCGTCTGACCACGCGGGCAGCCTTTTTCTTTGCCCCTGAACGGCGGATATTGTCCCAGCTGCACAGCCATTCCCGCTGCCAGCTGGACTTACAAATGCGCTCCTGGCAGATCTCTTCGCGTGGGCATCCCTTGCATAGCTTCACAAACATTTGTCATCCTCCGCATCCCAGTAGTTCCGCTGTATCTCTGCGGCTTCCACCAGCGCTTTCCACGCCGCCTTGAGCTGGGAGACGAGATAACAGATCCAGTCCATCATGCCGCCCCGTACCTTACGAGCAAAGCGGAGATCGTCGCCATCACTGCCGCGTCCAGCGGCAATCCCCAAACGCGCCAGTAGAATAATGCGGTCATCAAAAACAGGCCTCCGAACCAAAGCGCCGCCCGCTTCAGCATCCGCCGCAATGCGGCGTACCATTCTCTCTTTGAGATCATCTTTCATTCCTCCTTTTCCCCGAGAAACGCCAGAAACGGCTTTCTCGGTATTTTTACGCGGCTCCCGATGCAGCACACCGGGAATCCAAGTCCGGCGGGGTTCTGCCGCGCCCGAAGCCGCAGCTCGTGGGGATTACACCCCAAAAACCACGAAGCCATCTCCGGCGTAATGATCGGCGCGTCCGATTGCTTTAGTTCTTCCAGCGTCATACGTTCCATGCTTATTCCTCCTTCTTCGGCTGCGCTTCTTTTACAAGAAGCATCCCATATGCGATGTCGCTCAATCTCTGAATCTCCTCGGCGTCGAGTTTGTCAACGTCAACGCCGACGGTTTTTAGAGCCTGCTTGGATTCCTCGGGCATTTGATTCACCTCTCTTTCAACGCTCCCGTGTAACTTGGTTTCATTTTACCACGCCTTAGTTTCATTGTCAAGCTTTATTTTGAACCTAGGTTTCATTATTTGATTGACTTTTGAATCGTGATATGTTAATATAAGTCACGAAGGGGGATCATCGAAATGGAGACAATCAACCAAAGGATTGATTTCTTAATCAAGAATCTCAAACTCACAAAAACCAAATTCGCCGAGCCGCTAAACCTGTCATCGCAGTTTGTGTCGTCGATTTGTTCTGGTGCAAAACAGCCGAGCGACCGCACGATCGCCGACATTTGCCGGGAGTTCAACGTCAACGAAACATGGCTACGCACCGGCGATGGCGAAATGATGAAGGAGCTGACCCGGAATCAGGAGATCGTGGAATTCTTGGGAAAGGTTATGAACGATCCGGATGACGCGCCGAGGAAAAGGTTCATCTCGATCATCAGCAAACTGGACGTTGAGGAGTGGATGATTCTTGACGAAATCGCAAAAAAATGGGCACAGGGGAAATAAACCCTGTGCCCATTTCGCTATGTATGCTATTTTATGTATGCTATTTGTTGACCATCGTTTTCAAAAACCGCCAGAGGAGGTCAAGTTCCTCATCCGTTGCGCACCGCATCAGGCGCGCGATCTCCTGTTCCAGCCATGTTCTATCATTCATTCCATTGCTCCTTCGTCCTTCGTTCGTGTCGGCTGATTCGTTTAAGGCAGTGGCGTAATTATAAAACATTCGTTCTATAATTTCAAGATGTATTTGTACTTTAAAACATTTTTCGGAATATAGCTACACTTTTAACTGTTGATATTTTGCGGAAACTATTATATATTGGACATATGGATATTATTTTAGGAGGGAACAAAATGATTTGTCCTCAATGCGGCAGCGAAAATGTAACAATCACCATGCACCAGATCGGCAGTGAAACAGAAAAATATGGTGTCGGATTTGACGGGCACATGAACAACCTCGCACGCGGAATCGTCGCGGTCTGCACACTTGGCCTGTCGAACCTGTTCTGGCGCAAGCGTACCGGCAGCGAGCGGGCAGTCATGCGCACCAAGAAAATCTGCCTTTGCCAAAACTGCGGACATTCGTGGGAAATCCGGGAAAAAAGTGAAAGCACCCTCAGTGAAGAAGAAAAGCACAAAATCATCCGTAACGGTGTGATCTCGCTTGCTTTACTTATTGTCATTGCCGGTGTCGTTGTGCAGTGGATCGTCGGCGCGACAAACCTTCGGATTCTCTATGTCGCTTACGTCGCTGCTGTCATTGCCGGAGCTAAGCGCGTCTACGACGCAATCCGTGCCCTCAAAAATGATGGTTCCGGAGAATAAGAGACGCAGAAACGGTCGAATCATTTCGGTTGCTTTACTATCGAAAGGCTGTCATACTGGAATTAGCTAAACATCGTCTGCTTTTTGCAGCCGTCGCCGGTTTCTGATAGACAACTAAACCACAGTTTCCCGCCTTTCACATACTCGATGGAAAAGGCTTCGACATTTCGGAACAGGCCACCATCAACGACGATGTTCACCTTTCCTTCCTCAATTCTGACATTGATGCTCTGCATAGCACATCCTCCTTCGTAATTCGGCGGTTGCCGTGATTCGACCGTACCACGACGGGCGGAAAAGAACAAACAAAATATCTGCAAGCTGCGAAATCCGACAAATATCTCTGCAAACTTTAGGAGAAATAACTGAAAGTGAAGTGGAAACATGGATTTTGAGAAGCTGATTGACCGATGTATACGCACAATCGATGATAGAAATCTAACAAATCGAGATGTTGCGCGGCTTGCAGATATTTCCGAAGCTACCGTGTCGAGGGTGCTGGCGACCAGAGGGAGAAATGCGTCAATGTCAACGATCATCGCCATTTGTGACGGATTGGGGATTGAGGAGAG